AACCTTGTCAGTAGAGGACATACTGTCTCTACCAGCTCTTGCTGCTCCTTCTAGTTGTTCTTTAGTTGCTCTCGCTCCATCAGCGGCTCCTGGGACTGCGTGGTTAACAATAATCGTTTTGTCCTCAAAGAACCCTTTTAGACGAGCTTCGCTAATTGCTACTAAAGCTTCGCTAGGATCTCCTGCTCCTTTTGAAATCAATTCTGCTTGTTCCCTGAATTTTTCTGGAATAGCGTCAAGTTCTACTTTAAGCTTATCCATATACAATTGTTTTCGAGCTTCTTCCTGTGCTTCATACACAGATAAACGCTCTTTGAAACTTTGAGACTCAGTGTCTCTGTCAGCGGACATCGCTTCGACCCTAGCTTCTAATTCACCAATACGAGTTTCTCTGTGAGACACTTTGTCTTCCAGAGTTCTCTTCTTGTCTTCCTCAGCTGCTTTGATCTTACCCAGCTCCTCTTTATACTTCTTAAGTTCTGCTAGCTCTTCTTTTAAAGGTTCTTGCGTTGCTGCAATCTCCTCTTTGAACTTGTCTAACTTTTCAGTATATTTAAGTCGTTGGATCTTTTGCTCTTCTCGAAGTTTAATAACCTCTTTCAAAGCGCTCTCTTTTGACCAATCTTCGGGATCTTTTACAGTAGTTTTGTCAACTTCTGCACCAGTATCACCACTAGCCGTACTATCCGTGGCAGCAGGAGTAGGCTCTTCAGCACTCTTTGCAGGCTCTACCTGCGTAGTGTTCTGGGTACTTGTCGCACCATCTGGAGCTGGTTTATTTCCCAATTGGTTAATTAAGTCGTCGTTCATTCCTCGTTCTCCTCACTGGCTCTACCAGTTGTTGGGGTTATGTATATCCTCCGTCTGTTAATTCAGACGATATTCCTCTACCTAACATAGCAGATAGACCTTCCTTGTTCATCCTGTTGTAGTAAGGATTGTCGGACTCTTGCTTGTTTTGTAAAGGTAATATTAATATCTCTCGGATCAAAGACGGGTCAAAAGCCGTCATAAATCCTGTTTCAGTGGGCTGATCTACTACGAACGGGGTTCTTTCTGCTACAGAAGTGGTCCATTTCAAGTAAGACGTTTTCCAAACCTCTTTAGCCTCACTAAACTCGCTAGTTTCTACTAAGTCAACGGAAGATCCGTCGTTTCTGATCAATTTTACTAAATATTTCGCTGGGTTACTCATTATTTCCTCGTTCACTTCTTTTTTGGTTTACTAGATTTGTCAGTTTTTCTGGAATCGCTTCCTTGTTTTCCTGAGTCTTCTGCGTGTTTAGCCTTGTTATCTATCTTAGGATTAGGCATATCTCCAGCTTCTCCAGCCAGTTGTCCTAACGTAATGTCAGAGCTTATGTCTAATCTAGTAGATCCGCTAGCCAAAGAAGCAGACGAGTCTGCTTGTAGAATTCCAGCTTCTTGTAGTATTTTAGCTCGCTCAACCTCTAATTCAGCGTCTGATTTAGCTTGTTCCAGCTTATTCTTACGAACTTCTGTAACTAGTTTGACTATTTCCTTATCGCTTAGGTGAGGGTAAAGTTTCTTATAAGCTATCTTATCTCCAGAATGAAGTATATTCTGCTCCATTATAATAGTCTCCATCTGAGTTTTTGGGTCAGTTGGAAATTCAGGAGTTTTATAGAATATTTTTAAGGAAGCGTTTTCAGAGAACTTTTTAGCGCCTGACTTTTCGTTATGTGAGTTCCACAAAGCTTTGATTACTGAGAATAGTTGTTGTTCTCTCTCATTAAATAGCTTTCCACGTCTAACGTTATCTTCGATAACTCCCATCTTCTCTATCATTTGTCCGAAGCCGGAATCAGGTAAAGTATTACTGAACTTTGGTTTAAGTCCATGATTTATCCTGACCATGTCGGTGACAGATTCGATAGTCTTTAACAGTCCTGTAATGTCTGCTTGAGGGTGGGCAAACTTAAAGTCGCCTTTTTCTCCGACAGCTACAGCCGTGTCTGGACCTAGAGACATTCCCAGAGCGTTGGCGTCTGCGTTGCCATCTCTATTAACTCCTAGTCCTGCGTCAAAAGAACGGAAACTTCCTCCTGCTCCATGACCACTAACTCCGCTCAAACCTCCAAAAGAGTTTTGGGCGCTACCTCCTCGTAATATATTAAAGTCGTCTGTCGGTCTGCCTTGTCTAGTTGAAGTAGGTCTTTCTACTCCTTTGATCACAGGTATACCAAAAGATTGAAACTTTGCTATATGGTTAAGGTCAGTCATTCTCATATTCAATGCATGATTGGCGTATATTAAAGGCTCGTCAATAGGCAAGAAATAATAGTGCGCTGGGTCTTGATTAAAGAAAGGTACTGCTGGAATAACTCCGTAAGGATTTTTAGTGGAGTATTCTCTGTTCTCATTATCAGTTATTTTATGGTCGTCCAAACTCCAATAAATTTCGTTTACTGGACCTAACTTAGAAGGGTTAGTCAAGTTAATAGTTTGGGATAGTACGTCTTGGCCAGTTAAGTGTCCTGGATTAGGGTTAGTAGAATTATTAAATCCCTTAAACCCTTTACCGAAACCTATCATAAGTTCTGTAATATAATAAGGAGACGCACCAGTCTTAATATCATACACTCCTCCGTGCATCATGTCTAACTGTACTTTGCCGCCTTCAGTTTCTTTCACTAATGACCCAGTCTTCGGATCTACGAAACTTACTTTTACCAATACTGTACCTAACAAACGAGTCCACCTATCTAACTTATCCATAAAAGATAGATACCTGGAATCTTTCATCAACTCTTCCCAGAGTTTTTGGTCTTTAGGCAATACTTTACCATTATCGTCTACTACCTGATAGATAGGATCTTCACGATATAATAAAGAAATCTCATCAATAATCTCTTTTGTGATATTGATAGGAAGGATTTGTTGTTTTTCGGGATTTCGGAATTGTCTAACTAAATCCAACCAAACGAACTCATCTTGTCTACCTTCGTAAAATGCTAAAGCTATTTCACTTATCCACTGTCTGTAATAAACGTCTTCGTATAGATATATGCCGATGGAACTAAGTCCGCCTAACCTACTTAACGGGTGGTTAGAAACTCCTAAATTAAAACTGACGGTTCACCTCCTTTTCTTTGTGCTTACTTTTCCAAGCCATTCCTAATAAAGCTTTTTCGTACTTTCTATCTAAATAAATAGTAGAACCTTCGTACAAATACTTTATAATTTTTTTAGCAGTTCTAGTATCTTTTCTAAATAAAAATATAGAAGATACCGCACTTAGTTTGGAAGGTTTTATGTCTTTTTTAGCTAAAGCTATTTTAATATATTTACAACCGTTCTTGTGAACTGTAATACATCCATCAGCTGCTAAAAATCCTAACCAATAAGCTTTCTCTTCTGTATCTATTTTACTAAACATAATTCCCTCTGGATTTACGGTTAAAGGCTCTACCTTCAAACTAGTTAAACGTTTATTAGAGATTAACAAAACCGACTTATTACTTACGTTGTGTAGGCTTCTTTAAAGAGTGTCCGTCCAATTCAGACTTACTGGAGTCGAATGGAGTTGTCATTGATGCTGGATCAGTAGAAGGGTGGTCAGCTCTGTAAGGGCCTCCGTACATATTCTTCTGTCCTTTAGTGCTAGGAGCTGCTGAAGCTTTCTCTTCTGTAGCTTTATCACAGGACTTTCCTTTAGCTGCTGTTGACTTACCTTTGGTACTAGGTGCTGATCTTACTGCTTCTGTGTGGTCAATAGAAATTGACTCGCCTTGTTTGATATCTGACATTTTATTTTTCCTTTTTTTGTTTTCTAGCATAAACTGCTTGTTTAGGGTCTATCGAAACTGAGTAACTTTCATCTTCTGCTATCTTATCTACCTTAGCATCCTTAAACCATTGTCTAAGAGCTGCTCTTTTATTTACCTCTACTGCCTCTCCTGTATCAGGATCGTATCTAGGTGCATTAGGTATGTTAGAACTTCCTTTTGGTTTGTACATCTTACTTTTTGACATTTAGCTTATCTCCGCCAACGTAAGCTTTTGGGTCCAAAGTTTTCTTTGAAACTCCTAACCATGCTTCTTGGCTTTCGCTTTGATCTTCCGTAAGTCCTTCTACTGCGTATGCGTAAGCATCTCCCAGTCCTAGTGCGCCAGTTTTTACGTCTTTTGCTTTTGGTTTGGTAGGTTTTTTAGTTGCTTTTTTAGCCATTAGTATAACCTCTTGTGTTTAGCCACGCCCATGCGTAGTCATTTATAGATTGCATTCTTTGGTCTGCTGTCAATGTTTTATATTTATCAGAAAAAGCACTTCCTTTAAACTCTGTATAAATAGCTGCGTACAAAGCTCCTTTTATAGGATTGGTATTTGCTGCTTCTGGTAAAACTGTTTCGTCTATCTTAAACAGTCTATTTCTTCTTATTATTACTGGGGATTCCATTATAGAGTTCCTGATATATGTAATCTTCCTGTTCCTGCCGTTCTAGTAACTTTGATAGTAGTTACGTTGTGGAGTTCGTAACTTTGTAGTGCAGAATTATCTACTCCTGTTAAGGCGGTGATGAAATCAGTACCATTAATTGAGACTGTCACGTCACACACTAAACTATCTGTAGACTGTACAGTAAGTTTGGCTACAACGTCTCCAAACTTGATTATTTCTACTAAGGTAGAACCGTCCAAAATCTTAGTAGCAGTTTTAACTCCGTTTTGGGAGCCTGGGTTGTACATAGTCTCTATCTGTTTTTTAGTAATGCCTCTAGGCGTAGTACCTGCCATTAAAAGCCTCCAGTAATTGAAATGTGATTTCCACGGTCATGGAACAAGTAAACCATTAAATATCTTATTGCGTCTAGTAATCCTTCATACCCTTCAGGAGACTCTGCATAATCTTCTTTGAGAATACCTGACTTCCCTGCTTTGAATTTAGCTGTGGTTAGTGCGTATATAGTATTTACACAACTTCTATTAACAAACAGTTTAGGTATTGTAATCTGTTCTTTATGTTCGTTGAATAAAGGCTTACCTTTTTCGTCAAATTGAGGAAATTGCATCCAAGTTCGCATCATATTTGCGCCGATATCTCTAGGCTGTTTAAGACCTACTGGCCTATACCCTAAAGCAACTTCCATATCGTCCCAAGCTGCTCTACCGTTTAATTGTACTTGGTTTCCTGAAACGTCTGCTACAACTTTGTCGAAATATATTTGCCTTCTAAATTTTTGTTCTACTTCGTCTTTTTCCCAAATACCTACAGCTTTTTTATGAAGCTCTGACTGCTTGTTTACTATTTGTTGTCCTTGCATCTGAGTAGTGGTATGCTTAGTAAACCTCTCGTCAAATATTACCACGTCTCCATGAGAATTGATTTGAGCGAATATGGTTGCAGCTGGTTTAGCAAAGTTATGGTCACAGGCTGCGTAGATAGGTCCGTTGTCAGGGTGCCAATCGTAATCAACTACGTTAGAGTACTTCTTAGTCTCCGTAACCTCGGTTATAAATCCTGGAAACACGATGTCAGAGACAGCTTCAAAATCCGCCAAATACTCTTGCTTAAACTGAACTACCTTACCGCTTAATACAGCTCTTCTATAAGCTGCGTCAACTTCTTCTCTAGATTTCTCTGGAGTGGAAGCTAGTAAAGGGTTGTCGTAAGAAGTTCTCTGAAAAGAACTCCAATCAGTCATGTCGTTTGTTATTCCGTCTTCGTCTGTGGTTATTGGAGAAGTACCGTTTTTTTGAGCTAATCCAGTTTGACCCATTAGAAACAACTTATAAAAAGAGTTGCGTCCACGAGGAGTGGAAATGAAAATAGCGCTACCTTCTTTGTCCATAAGAGTTGGTTGGAGCATTTGGTTCCAAATATTCTCTAAGTTGTTGTCTAATGCAGCTTCGTCAATAATAATAAAATCTAAGGCCTCTCCAGCTAAACTGTCTGGACGTTCCATTGACTTAGCTTCCAGGACACTTCCCCAGGGTGTTTGTAAATAAAAATCACCTTTTTGGTACCTCGCTCTACCTTTACCAGGTTTTCCTGGCTCAATTATCTTGAGCTGGGTAACCAATATATTATAAATTTCTCTAAAGACTTTTTCAGACAGACCGTAGTCAGGGCCTAATATCCAAACTCTTCTATTCATCTGCATAAGCACTGATAATGCCATCAACGACGTTAATAATGTTTTTCCAAAACGTCTTCCTGCTGCTAATACTTTAAATCTAGCGTCGTCATCCAGTACTATCTTATGACCTTCGTGGAGGGGTTGTATAAGCTTTCCTTGAGTGGTTCTGATCTTATTGTCACATAACCACTGAGCTAACGACTCAACGTCTAGCTCGTGTATTCGTAACGGTTTTCCCTCTTCTACTCCAGGAGCTTCTAACTTACTCACTAATCCTTCTTCTTATGTAAAATTTCGTTAATCTCACGATATTTTTCTAAAGTCTTGTCAGTAGAAACGTCTAGCTTATCGCTATAGTCTCCAGACAGAGTTAGCCAAATTTTGGCTGCAGTGTCTGATTTCTCTAAACCTCTATCATATAAAGCCTTGATCATAGTAGATCTACTCTCAGCCGTAAAAAGACCGTCAGTCCTCACCTTATTCCACACAGCGTCAACCCATTTAGTAGGTTTAACCCATTTGGATAGAGATATCTCAGAAGGTAAGGCGTTGATCAACAAGTCTCTCAGTTCAACCTCTTTAGCATACCGTACGTTAATTTCCCCTTCAGTATCAGCTCTGAGTTTCTTCATAGACTGGTTCTGTTTGTTAGGGTTCTTTATAACGTACACTGCCATAACATCTTGAATGATCTCTTCTAACAAGTTCCAGTCAGAGTCAGATTTCATCTGTCTAACTTCAGTAAGACTAGTTACTCTTAAATGAGCAGCGTCTTTACGTTTTTGTTTGATATCCTCATCAGACATTACTTTTTCTTCCTTTTAGAAGATTTCTTACTAGCTTTTTGCTCTGTAGACACTTTGACAACCTTTTTGGTTGCTTTCTTAGCTACAGATTTTTTAGGAACTTGTATTCCTAGCATGTCAGGGTCTCTAATAAAAGAACACCTACATTTACTATTCTGACAAGACTTAGGCTTTAAGTCCGGCCAAGTAGCTAATATAGCTGTCTGCCATTCGCATTTCTTACAAGTATATACAATATACCTATTAAGTTGGTGAGCGTTATTCATAATATTCCTCGTGTAAAGACGTTTTTCTTGCTACTGTCAGGTAATCTCGATTTTTTGTAAATAAATTATACGTTATTCGAGTGAAAAGATTTCTGATCTCAGCAGGGCCAACCGTCTGGGTAAATTTCTGGTACAATTCCTATCAAGTCTCCTCCTTCCTTACACAACACTACTGCGTAGCCTCCGTAAGAAATTTGGTAAACCACTTTAACTCCAGTCCTATCACATTGAGTTTCTAACGCTTTTCTTTGAAAGTCGTCAGAAGCTAATACTGGAGATTGGGAATTAGCGTCTACAGCAACTACATCGTACTCATCAGTACCTGCTATAGTTGCGTAAAAATCACGCTCAAATACTACTTCGTCTAATATCTTATCAATAAAGTCTGAATCTTCCATAGTATCCTCTATACGTGTATTGTATGCTCTTCAATCAAGGTATGATGTAAGACTGTCATATCAGGGTACTTACTACTCCTTGAGTTCATAGTACCGTCAGTTAAACTAACGTAATAATTACCATGAGCTTGTATGCTTATGATCTCACAAAAGTAAACGTCCTCCTCTATATTCAGTAGTACGCACTCTCCTGTAAGATATCTAGCCATAAATTGCCTTTAGTACTGGTTTATCTTCTGGGTTGCCTAAGACAACTATATTCAAAGTGTTCAAATGGAGTTTAAATACTCCTGAAGACTTTAGTTGGTTTGCTAATCTAGTAGGATACACCACTGAAGCAGAAACCCACTCGGAATCAGAACTAACTACCACTGCTTGGTAAATAACTGCTGATTCTGTTCTTGGCATACTTATTCTGAAATAATCGCCAACTTTCATAAATCCTCTCGATCTAGGATGTTTCCTATAAAGTACTCAAATACATCCGAAGGATCGCCGTATAAGGTTAACAACATTGTTCTTTTTTTTCCTATGACGATGCTAGCGCAAGCTTGTTCAATCACTAATACTACCTTAGGTGAACAAGGGCTACTTCGTAGCGTCACTACTCCGTAGTATCTATTACCGCTCATTACTAGTATGTAGTAATCTCCTCGGTACTCTACAAACTCTCCTATCACAGGAAACCTCATAATATGAAGAGAAACGACCTGACTGTCACCAGGTAGTGGAGTCTGACCCTCTAGGGACTCCAGCGCACCTCTAATATGTAAAAGGCGAACACGCTGCTACCCTGATCAAAAGAGCTGCTCTCATCACCTGACTTCTTACAACAGGCGTATACACTATGTCAACTATACGTCAACTAAAGGTACCTTAGGAGGGTAAACTCCTCAGTAAGATAGAGCATCTTAAACATAAGCTGTACGTCGTCGTCGGTAATAGGCATTACATCAGCAATAGGACAGTCTATGTATCTAGAGGGCTTTCCAGTAGCTGGGTCTATATCTTTTAAGCTCATTACCCTAAGAACCTGTTTTGTGCCTAGAAGTCCCTTTTTGTCAGAACTTCCTATAATCCTCACAATTTCTCCTTTTGTAGAGAAGTATGCAAATTCTCCAGCCTTAAACGTATGTCTCTTCATAGCTCTCCATTCTTATGTATGGGTAATCAACAATGATACTAGGTATATTAGGGACAGCCCCAGTGCCGACAGCAACGCTAGTACCCCTACAAACTTAAACCACGATTCACGCTTGCTACGAGCTAGTTCATAAGAGTAGTCTTCCTTACGTAGCTTGTCTCTCTGTTTCCTAGACCTAGCGTCAGGGAACCTGATAAGGTTATTATCTTTCATACTAACTTTCAAATACGTTGTTTTAGGTACTATAGTAAGACTACAGGTTATTACTGTAATAATCTTACTGTAATAAATATTACTACGTTATTGCTTACATAACCCAAGTAATAACTTTAGTAGTAATATTTAATAGCAATACCCTAGTAACTATCGTAATACTTTGTAGTCTTATTATAATAGTCTTCCTATAATAGGCCTCTAGTGTACTTTTAGCTTAAAGTATCTACTAAGACAATTTATCAAAAATAAACTATTTTGTAACTAGTTGATATCATAGATATGTATTTTTAGTCATATTAAGCCTTGACAATAGACTTGTAGTATACTATAGTAGTTAGTCAGGAGGTGTTTATGTTTATTTATGGAGATAGAGTCATACTAACTAAAGGTACTTGTAAGGGAGCTGTAGGTACTGTGTGTGAGCATGTGTTTCATACAAAGGATGGTGAAGTAGCTATATTGTTTGATGAGACGTTTACTGTAGGGTGTGATGGCTTAAGTTATACTCTTAACAATTATATTACTACTGTTGATGAGGTAGTATTGCTTACTGACCTTAGTAAGGCTATGTATGAGTAATACTGTGTACGTTAAGATTAAGAATAATAGTTCTTATCCTTATAGAGTTAAAGACACCATAATAGAGGCTATCCTTAGTATATATGATAAAGAAACTGATAAGTACGTATTCATTGACTCCTTAGAGGGTGCGGATGATGAATATCATATTAGGATATCATTTGCAGATGGGGGAGGGCAGTGTATGCCGATCTCCAATTTTAACAATATATTCACCATAGTTCCTAAAGGAGCTTTAACAGGAGTTTTATATGAGTAATGACAAGATCCTTCATGGCATTGCAGGTTACGGAAGTAGTAGTCATACTATCACAACTGATACTACGAGTTGGGAACCTATAGATACGTACGACTCTATAACGCACGGTGTGTGTGAGAGTAAAGAAGACCTAGTTAAAATTATAGAAAAAGATGTTAGTAGGTTAGACTCTAGGAAAAGGAAGCTAAAAACGTTGTCAGACGACTTACAAAAATGTCAGTACGGTATAAGCTCCATAGTCCATCACAAAGAGTTAGGAACTTGTTTAGTTCAGAAGTTTCGACTAACTGAGGCAATGATAGCAGAAAATTGTTGTTTAGAAGTCCTTTTGGCCCATGGTAACGGAAACACTTGGGTAACGTTGGAAGAAGTATTAGAAAGGACTGAAATGACAAAGGCTATGTATGAGTAGGTTTGAAGTAGGGGACAAAATGATTGTAGTAAAAAGCTCTTGGCGTTTTGACGATCCATATTTAGGAACTATTGGAACCATTGAGTGTGTAGAAGCTTTTGGGTACCAGCTGCGGTTTATGGATAAGAAACTATCTTATTGGTACGACGATGAGGTGTTAGAAGCTACCGAACTAGGCGAGGCTATATTTTTATGATTAATTATGTGTATATTTATTTATTAATTGGCTTAGTTATAACTGGACTTTTGATCTGGGGGATGGACCTAAATATCTCTAGGAATAAGAGGTACTTAGTAGCAGGCGAGCTAGCAGCTGCTGGCATCTTGCTTGCGCTTAGTGTCCTTTTATTCCCTCTAATCCCATTACTTTGGCTAGCTGCTCATTTGGACTCTAATTGGGAAACGGTAGTCTATAGAATAGTTAAACCAAAATATAACTGGGGCGATGTGTTCAAAACTAGTAATAAAGTTCATGGAGTAGTTTCCAATGCTATACAGATAGTTGAGGTTTATGAAGTCAATCCGTGTGATTATAGGTATAAAGTGCTATTAGACAGTGAAGACTTAGATGACGTTAGTGAGAGGTATATAGATGAACATTGTACTATTGTTCCCAAAGGAAACTTGACAGAGGCTCTATTTCTATGAAATTTTTCGAAGGACAGTTAGTTGTTGTAATTTACGGAACTAACCATAACCCTTACCCTAGATTAAAAAAAGGTGCTGTAGCAGTAATCACCCAAACCGGGAAGTGCTCTGTAAGTACTATCGTCGTTACTCATGATGGTGCTTCGTATATTCTTTTACCAGCAGAGATAACCCCTGCTTCAGATATGGCAAAGGCTCTTTATGGAGAATAAGTTTAAAGTGGGTCAAAAAGTAGTAGTATTAAAAGACAGTTACGGTTATAATTGGGTACGAGGGTCTGAAGGCGTTATAGTACATATATTCGCCGATCTTAATAAGATTTCAACCTCTACTACAATATCCGCCTTAGAAACTGTTTACTGCGTTAGGTTCGATGACAAGGAATACACACACTACTTCCCCTTAGTTGATATAGCCCCAGCAGGAAAGTTAGCGGCGGCTTTGTATGAATGATTTAACAGGCATTACTACCCAGGGTTCCTTTTTATCCATTCAGAGCCTTAGGATTGATCCTAGCTACTCACAGTAGTATAACATTAGTATAGGAGAGTTACACATGACAAAACAAGTTACGGAGTATTTCATAGGTGATGAGGTTATTTGTCAGTTAGAGTATCTAACCAAACCTGCTATAGGGATTATAACAGACACCAGAGCACCTACCAATCAAAGCCTAACAAACTTTGCGATAAATTTAAAAACTCCTAATGTTGCTTATGGAGACCATTTTGTGTATTATAGAGAGATTATAGGACTAGCTACAGAAATGTCCAAGGCTATATATTTATGACTAAGTTTGAAATAGGGGATGAAATATTAGTGGTTAAGGTTCTTTGGCGGCCTGCTCACGACCTTCTAGGAGTTTTAGGAACAATAGTAGAAATAGTTGATGGGGGTTATATAGTTTCTCATCCATCTACTAGATATTATACGGGCAGGACTTATTTATGGAGGCCTGAAGAAATAACAGCTGCTACTGAGCTGGCTAAAGCTTTGTATGCAAAATAACTTAATAATATCAACGTGTACCACTATTAGGAGTAGTCAATGAAGATACATTACGAGGTTGGCGAAAAGGTTTTGGTAGTTGAGGGCCCTTTCAAAGGCTCCGAAGGTTTTGTGGCTTGTGTACACTATTTTGGGAAGTCTTACAATATTTACAGCATAAAAGACCTAGCGTTCGTCCCTCCAATAGTAGATAGGGATGTTGACGAGTTGTATTGCATATCACCAGAAATAGTACCTTATTCAGAACTAGCCAAAACCTTATATTTATGATTCCTTAGCGGATCATTTTTTTTATTTTTTTTCTAAAAATTTTCATTAGTACATGAGGCACCCTGGTCTGGACCTGCGCTTCCAAATAAGGGCGTAACCCCCTTGAATTACACCCCTAAATATGTTTGCCTATGATATCAGCTAGTTATCTTAGTGATTCCTAGATCCTTATATTTCTGTAAGGATACATAATTCTTCAGAATATCCCCGAATTCCTTGTGAATACAATCGGTTGCAGCTATTTCGGCCAACGTAACGACTCCAGAACGGTGTAACTCTATGATATCATTAGGAAAAAGGTGGTCTAGCTCTATTGAGATTTCTACTTGCATGATATTCTCCTGTTATATTAGTTAGTTACGGTTAAATCTTATGTTCTTGTAAGGTTGGGGG